GCACCGCGCGGGTCGAGTTCACCGTGACCCAGCGCGTACTTCGCCAGCATCAGGGTGCCCTGCTTCTCGCCCTGGTAAACGTCTTCCAGGGCCAGGTCCAGCAGCTTGAGCGTGCCCACCGCCGAGCGATGGAAGATCACGCCCACGGTGTTGCTGTAGTCACCGCGGTACTTCGCCAGCACCTTCGGCGCAGCGGCTTCGTTGGCCTTCGGCATCGAGTTGATCTTCACCAGCGGGATGCGGGCGATGGAGGCGATGGTCGCCTGGCCATAGGAGCCGTTCGATTCCGGGTTGATGTCGCGGTCGATCAGGTCCTTGTTCTCGGTCAGCAGATACCACTGAGCCGGGGACAGAGCGCCGGTGAACTCGTTGGTGTTGTCCGGCAGCAGCTTCTCGTCGAAGATCATGCGTGCCTGACGGAAGGCGTCGGCCAGCACGCTCGGGTCGGAGGCCAGAGTCGCGGCCGAGATCACGGCACCGCCCGGCTGGCCTTCGACCTTGCCTTCGGTGATGCGTGCGGCGCGGATGGCGCAGCGCAGCTCGTTCAGCATTCGCTTCTGCGCCAGCTCCAAGCCCTGCTGGCGGGTGTACTCGGAACGCACGTCGTAGTGGTTCATCGCTTCGTCGATGTTGGCGATGAAGGCGTGCGAGATCAGCATCGGGTCGAGCGTCAGGATCGTCTCGTTGTGTTCGACGATCATGCCGTTGATCTCGGTGCCCGGAACGTGGTACTCGGAGCCGATGGTGCCCATGTTCGGGAACGACGCCGACTTGCCGCTGTCGATGTTGCGGTTGGTCACGCGGCCTTCGAGCTTGTAGTTCTCGACGTAGCTGGTGATGACTTCGGCGGTGTAGTTCTGCTTGAACAGTGCCCAATCATCGCCCGTTGCCTGGACCTGACCGATGCGGGACGGATTCGCGTTGCTCATGTAATTCCTTGGTTTGAATGGAGAGGGTTATTAGCGGAACAGGGCGCTGACACGCAGGCGGTCAGAGACCTCCTTGCGGTACGCCGGGTCGCGGCGGTAGCGCGGATCGCGCATCGCGTCGGTGACCTGGGCTTGCGACAGGAACGGCTTGATGCCGCTGTCGGCGTTCGGTGCGGTCTTGCCCGCGATCAGGCGGCCATTACCGCCACGGAGAGCAACGATGCCTTGGACGGCCAGTGCAGCGCGGCCGGAGTCGCCGGAGGTAACCGCCTCGTTGAAGGCGCGCTTCTGCTCGGCGTTGAGGTTGGTCCTGGCCCACTGGACCAGACCCTTGTACTGATCGGCACCACCAGCGGCGGAGAACACGGAGTTCTCATAGTTCGCGCGGCGAGCGCCCAGGCCCTCGACGTAGACGTCCACCAGCTCCTTCGGGTAACCGGCCTGCGCCAGCTTCTCGTAGGACTCGGCGGACAGTGCGCCAGCGGAGTTGAACTCCTCAGCGAACGAGTCCAGGTTGAGACCTGCTTTGGACAACGCATCACGAGCGTCGTCTTCGGTGGTGTCCTCGACAGTCAGAGTCGAGGTGTCACCGTTGCCGCCCTTGTCGTCGGCCGGCTGTTGGGTGGCCGCGAAGGCGGCTTCCAGTTCTTCCACGGTGGCGAACTTGCCGCCGAAGAGGCGGCCGTCGCCGTCAGCGGTGCCGCCCTGTGCGGGCGGCTGCTGGTTGGCTGCGGGCTGGCCTTCGATCTGCACGATGGTTTCGGACTTGCCCGGCTGGCTCATTACTCGGCCTCGGCGGCGACGGCGTTGCGGATCACCAGGCCGTTGGCCTTACGGGTGATCTCGATGTTGCCCTTCTTCTCGAAGGCCGGTTCAGCCTTGGGCTGCTTGGCGGGCTTCTGGTCCTTGGTGTCGGTCTGTTCGCTCATGTGCTTCTCACTGAGTGGGTGGTTGGGTCATCGCGGACGCGATGTTGGGTGCGGCGCGCACCATTGCTTCCTGCATTGCACCGTCCTGCTGCTCGGCGGCGAGTTCGTCGTCGGAGCGGATCAGGCCCTTCGTGGAAATGTCGGAGGCGGATGCGAGGCGGGCGATGGCTTCGCCAGAGTTGAGGCGGCGGGCGACCTCTTGGTCACCGACGAGAGCCTTGGCGGCTTCGCCGAACTCCATCAGCTTGTTTAGGTCATGACCGCGGCCAAGAGCCGCGATGCCGACCGTCACGCGGGGCTTGAGGAGTTCCGTGGGGAGCTGCGGCAGACGACCGGCGCGCTGGAGCTTGTCCAGACGGCGGCGAATGAGCGGCAGCAGTAGTTGTTCAGCAGACATCGAATAGAAGCCACCGAGGGAGTCATCGAGTTCCTGCGACATCACACGGATCTCGTATGCGGTCACACGCTCGCCTGGGCGCTGGACTGCGGAACGCACGCCAAAGATCAGCTCCAGCGATTGCTTGAGTTGGTCGGCTTCGGTGCGAACAAAGTTCAGGTCGTAGGCTTTCTCAAGCTGGAGCGTCGAGACGTCAGCCGCGTCGCCGCGGAGGACGGCACCGGACTCGGCTTCGACAAGCTGCTTCTCTCGGATGGCCGAGGTCGGCTTGAGGAACATGATGATCTTTGCCATCGCAGCGGCACCCTTTCGGATGGCCCTGCGCAGCGCTTCCAGCGACTCGAATGCCCCGACGTAGTCATACACCAGGCCCTCGCCGTAGTCGTCCGTGAGGGACGGAGGCGCAGCCACGGGAATCCAGGGGCAGGCGTCAATGGGGTAGGTGCCGAAGGTCTCAGGGACCTCCACGCCTTCCACTTCCTGCACCACCTCCCATTGCTGGCCGTCTTCGGATCGGCGAATCCAGGTGTAGAGATTGACGTCGTCGTTCTTCGTCTTCTCGTCTCGCTCGGTTGCGAGCTTCTGCACGACCGCAGCTCGGATCGCCTCGGGCAGCATCGCGGGTGCGATCTTGTCCAGGGTAATCATTTCGAGGGTATTGCCCAGGCCGTCCTTATCGATGACGAAGGACGTCAGCGGGTAGAGCTTGGGCTTCCCCTCGTCGGGGTCGTACAGCAGGAAGTTGCCGGTGACGATGGCGTGCTTGGCGGCCTCGGAGAGAACCGAGCGGATGCCGCTGGTCTCCAGGTCGTTGATGACCAGGCGCTCCACGTCCACCAGCGCGGCTTCCAGTTCGGAGGTCTCCACGCCAGCCTGCTCGGCGATATTCTCGGTGTCGGCTTGGTCAGGGGACAGCTTGAAGATGCCCGCGTTCGGCGGGAGCCACGAGAGCATGATCTTCGAGCCGAGCGCGTTGACGCACTTCGGGCCAGTGTCGATGTAGGCGGAGCCGGGCGAGCGGTTCTTGGCACCCTCGTCCACCCACAGGCGGGGCAGGGTGACCTTGGCGCAGCGCT